GAACTCGTTGCGGTCAATAACTTCTGGCGTATTGTTTGTTTCGTCGCAAACAACGCGGAAGTCTGTGATACCACGACGACCCTGAACGTCACGCAGGAATGGTTCTACCAGAGCCTTGAACTGAGCACGAGTGAACGCGTCGTTGAACTCGAACAGAGTGTACTTAGCTGCTGTAGCGATTGCCTTTTCCAGAACAATGAACAGACGACGAACATTGATGCGGTCGAAAGCGGATGGCTTTGTCAGCATTGTCTTATCGCCGAACAGGATAGTTCCTTCGCCTGGGAATGTTGTAATCGGGTTGATACCAGCCTTGTAAAGAGCATCACGTTCTGTCTTGTTAGGATTGAACGCAAGCTTGATTACATTCTTGATCTGACCGCGATTGAAACCAGCTGGTGAATACCAAGGATCACGATCAATATCTGTACGAACCATTGTACCAGCTGTATCGCCGTTGCAAGGAACATATCGGAATAGATCGTTATACTTATCGTATTGATACTTCCATCCAGAGTCGATTACTGCATAAGAAGTTGATGGCAGTAAATTACGGAAAGTAATAATGTCATCTACTTCAGCGCCAGCATAACCCGAGTTGTTTACAACGTCGGCTTGACGTGGTGAGAAGATAGCAATACAATCCTTACGGTATTCGCAGATATTGTTGATGATGTGAACAGGAACTGTAGCTCCAGTTGGTCCACCACCAAGAATCAATGATACGTCAACAGATTCGGCAGACTTGAATAAATTATATCCGTTGATATAATCTGCCGCACGAGGCAGCGCGCCATCACGACCGTTATGAAGAGTAAAGACTACTGGTTTACTTGTTGTTCCAGTTCCACTATTGTGATTTACAGCTTGTGTTACTGATTTCGTATTGATTCCAGAAATATGAGCAGCCCACCACAACCAACGAGAATTCTTGTTGATGTAGTTTGAATAGTGGATAATTGTTCCATCTTCGCTATGGGCATTTGAAGCCTTCGAAAGCGCAGGGAATACCTCAAGAATTGTATCTGACACACCAGTAATACCACCTGGCTTGTCAACAACTACAACATGCATTTCATCGTTTGAACCGCCATACTTAGCAGCTTCAGTTGAAGTGCCTGGAGCAGAAGGAACATAATCGTAGTATTCCCAACGACGAGTTACTGTTGCAGTAGAAACGGCGTTACCAACATATGCAGAAGAAAGTGTCAGAGAGGTATTGCTTGAAATTGCAGATACTTTACGCTGAACTCTATCTGGTCCAAGCAAAAGAATGTCACCAAGTGCAACTTGACTTGAAAACAGTGTTCCTGAACCAGTTACAGATGTTGCGCCGTTTGCAACTGTAAGAGTTCCTGTTAGTGTACTTTCATATGCGTTGGCTGACAAGCAAGCTGAAACTTTGATATTGTTACCAAGAACACCTGGATACTTAGCAACCCAAGAACCAACACCGGTAATACCATTTGAATAATTGTTATCGTAATGATCTTCGTTCTTGATGATTGTATTTTGAGAATTAGACGAAGATGCAATAGCGTTTCTTGCACGAGCTGTATTTGAAGAAACTGTACCAGACTCGTTGATAACACGAACTGTATAGAGCGCGTTTCCGTATGCAAGAAAGTTTGCAGCAGTAAAAAAGTCTACAGCTGTATTTGTATTTGGCTGATAGAACTGCTTTACAAGAGTGTCTTCCGAGTCAACAAGGACGCGCTGACCAACTGGACCCCACTTGAAATGACCGGCAAATGCACCAGTTGTTGTTGAAACAGCAGGGATAATTGTTGTGAGATCGATCTCACTTACATTAACGCCTGGAGAAACTTGGAAACCCATCGGACTTATCTCCTTTTATGTAACGAAGGTATATGTAGCTTCGCGCCCTGAATCCTACTCGGTTTATTTATAAAAAACGGACTTTATTACCAAATTCGCCCGTCATTGAAGCCAGACTCAAATTCTTCAGAACTTCCGCTGTCCATTGAGTGGGTTTGATCGCCAGCATCAAAAAAACCAGCTGGAAGAAGGTCCTCATGAACATCTTTTAGTGTTTCACTCGCAAGATTTTTACGAACATCGCTATTTGTCAAGTCTTTGAAGTATGGTTGGGTAATCAACCAGCCAAAAAGAACCAAAGTCATAGCTAGGTCATCATGACAGCCTTCTTCAGCTTTATAGGTGTCTTTTGTTTCAACAAAGGTAGAAAGCTCTTCGATAGTATCAAAATCAGTAATGAGTAGCTTATTGCTTTCTACGATTGTCTTTAGATTTGAGCAACCAATCTTCTTGACAGCTTTTGTTGTGCGAACACCAAATGCTGATCTTGCATTGAAGCCGCCACCAATCTTGATATTCTTGTTTTTAGTAAAGGTGGCAATAACATTTTCATATTCAAGATCGGTAAACAGAGACTGAACAACCTGCTGACCGATGTTGTTAGTTTCGCCGAGTACCCAAGCGTTATTATACATTCGACAGAAACGATAGATTACGTCTGGAAACATAAGCGGAGAAACATCTCGACTTCTATACTTAGCCACTTGTTTATACGGCATTTGAGAAACGTCGAAGATTGATAACGCCGAGTAGTCACCTCCAACACCTTCTGATACGTCAAATACAGCAACATACAGCTTTCTTGGATCTGGTTCTTCGTAAAAATCTAAACCAAACTTATCTTTTGTTGCTGGCAACCAAGTTAGCTCACGTAGCTTCATAGGATGAATCAAGGTGCTTGTCGAACCAATAAACTCGCACTCAAACTCTTGGCGGAACTGCTCTTCGCTGGTATTGCGAATGGTCTGTTCTTTCCACTTGTCATCGCGTCCAGGAACATCCGACCAGTGAATCTCAATAGGAACATACTCACTTCGCTTCTCTGTAGCATCAACCCACATCTTGAAGAAGTGATTCATACCATTTGGTGTCGATACAATAATGATCTTGGTTGTTTGACCAGACGAAATTGTAGGATAAACCGAAGCAAAGAACTGATCAGCAAGATTGCGCTGCACGAACGCAAACTCGTCGAGAAAGATTAGATTGAACGATCCACCGCGGATGGCGCTAGATGATGTAGCAGCCGCAAGAACCTTTGAGCCGTTTTCAAGTTCAATATTACCTTTGTTCCAAGTAACAACACCTTGCTGCAACCATTGAGGTAAATACTCGTAAGCAAGTTGTAACTTAGCCAAAAGATCGCGCGCGAGCGCGCCCTTGTTCGCGAGAATGGCAACATTCTGTTGATCCGTAAAAAGAATCAACCAAAGAATATATGCAATAGACGTTGTGGACTTACCGACCTGACGAGGAAGCTTGCAGATAGAAAAGCGATTGTCTGCAAACGTGTGCAGCATCTTCGCTTGGAAATCCCACATATTGAATGGGATGAGACCTTTATCTACGTTGACGATTCTAATATAAGTGCGTGCAAAGTATTCCACATCATTAGCGCACTTCATATACTCTTCAACTTGTTCTTTAGTATATGAATGAATAACGCCAGCAGCTTTTAGATTTGGATTACCAAGATATGTCTTTACAGCCATTATTTTCTACCATTGATAAGAGACTGCAACTCCGCAGCGCTACCAACAAAGATGGCGTTCTGTGCATTGACACCACCACTATTGTTGCTTGCCTTATCAGTATCGTCTTTCTTCAGATCCTTTAGTTTTTTCTGGATGTCAAGTAAATCTTTGTTAGCGTCAACCAACGTCTTGATAAGACCTCCGACGACTTCAAAGGCTCTTGGGTGCTCTGAGGTTTTTGCCACGAGCAAAGCCTCTTCCAGAGCATCATTGCCTTTGTGGATGATGTTGTGAAGATTGTTACGAGCAGTTGCGAAATCGTCGTCCACATCGGAGCTTACCTCAATAGGTGGTAGCGTTTCTACCATTGATGGAGACGCCGGTAAGTTGAGCGCGTTTTCGACACTCAATTCAAAGTTTGTTTTATCTTTCATGATATCGGTTCGTCATTTCCTGTTTTTGGATTATACTTCAGACCGTCTGTATAGAAGAAAGTATTCGAGCAGAATCCATAATCGTCATCAGCTTCGATCTGAGTATATGGAATTGATGCTGTGCTATTTGTTGTTGGACTGCCGTTAGCCAATAGTCCAGGCTGAACAACAATACGCGAGCTGCGACCAGTTCTAGCAACATCATCAAGTGTAATTTTATTGCCAGTATTTCCTGTAACAATACCAAAATCGATTTGCGAACGCTTGATAATACCCTGACGACGAACTGGACCGTAGAAGTATCCTTTGACTGTAAAATCAAATGTATAAATCAAGGCACGACGAGTATCGAAGTCACCTTCGTATGTATCCTCAATCGAAACTGTGTTCAGAATGGTAGGCACATCCTGAGTAATACTCATCTCTGGAATCAAACGAACTTGGTTAGTCCACTCTGGTCCAAAGTAAGGAACAATCTGTTCCATGATCTGAGCGCCATCGTCGGCATTGCGAACGTAAGCATAAAGATTGAAGTTCAGGTCATACGGAACAGGCATATAAGTAAAGTCTAACTTGTTCTTATCGCTTACAACCTTCACGTTGCGCGATGTCCCAGCCAAACGACGAGATCCGTCGTAGGCAAGAGTGGTCATCTCAAAACCCATACGCGGAAGCTGTATAGCAACTTGCTGGTCAAGATTTGGGTCTTGTGTAATACGAACAAGAAACTTTTCTTTCGGACCGTAGGCAAGAGGAACAGCAACCGATTGTAACGATACGCCAGTTGTGTCTAAACGACGAACAACAATATCATTGAACATGTTACCAAACATGATAACATATTTACGAATAGATTGATGATAAAACTGCGATCCGAACATTAGAACCTATCAATTTCTGAGAAAGGATTGCGTTCGCTGAAGTCCAGATAATCAAAGGACTTGGCAGTAAACACTTCGTTGTTAGCGGTTTTGTTTTGCGTTTCGACGCGATATTCTTGCAGCATATAACCACCATCTTCAGCCAACATATTGTATCCGTCTTCCGTCTGAATCTGATAGATAAGAATATCTTGGCTATAACGAGTTTCGATGGCGTCAATTTCGGTATTGCCTGTAGCAATATCAATAGCGCCCATACGATCTACGAGTTCGCAAGTCAGTTCGTATGTGTATAGCTTGCCATGCTGATAGAAGATGTTTTCATGCTCGACAAACTTTACTTCATACAGCTTCTTGTTCAGCGGAAAGTAAACAAAGTCGCCTTCGAATGGTCTTGGTGAAGTCGTTTGATAACCTTCTGTTCCGCCATTTTCTAAACGCAAAGCAACAGAGTTTGCCCATGCTTTAGTATTAGCGTTTTCCAACTGAATGTTGTAACCAACTTCGGTTAGAACCTTTTCGTTCGATACCTGTTCCCAACGCTTACGAGCCATAACAAATGTAATCTGGTCACGGATTTCAAGATTGAACTTCGATAGAAAATCGCCTTCGCCTTCAAACTGCTGCGTGTTCTTGATGTACATTTCAATGTCGATAGCATCATTGAACTGTGACAGTGGGTCTTCACCGAGAAGCGCGTCTGGTCCTACAATAGTACGTGGCAAATACTTCACGTCAAGACCATAAATCTTGATTGATTCAATAATCAAGTCCTCAGCAGTATCCTGCTCGCGACCATATGTAAACGGACGGAAGTATTTGTTCGTTGCCATTGTTATCCGATCATGTCAGTGACTGGGAGTGAGTAATCCATGATTACTTCATCTTCGAGCTTGTTGATCTCTTCGTTTGCTTCTTCCCAAATCTTCTGACCATTGAATGTAACACCACCGGGCAAATTCATACCTTCAAACTTCTTGAGGTTCTCACCCCACTGCAACTTGACAAGAGCAGTTGTATATTTTCTAAGCCAAGGTTCATTCCATACGTCTGGATTCTCTGTTGGATTGACTTCGCGATAACCGTCAATGATAATATACTGACCAGCACGAACATCGTCGTTCCAGTTCATATCGATATAAAGCTTATCGGTATTGCGGTTGTAGCGAATAGGTTTCTTACCAACAAACACTTCTTCCAGAAATTCAATATGACGCATGGCTACAACATATGGTGTAACCGATACGCTGGATATATTGAATAGCTCGTTTAGGTGAAGCTGATAGCGGATATTGAATAGATTCATCGCGCTATACGAGTCATTGATATCAAAAACGCGAGTTACACCTACAAAGTCTTCTGGGAGCGTAATATACTGATTATTGATATCAGCTTGCTGTACTTGATATGGTAAGTAAGCATGTTGCATACCATCAAAGTGATAGTCACGAAATTTGAGCAAAGCGTCATCGATACGATCTTCCACCTGCTCATCATCTACGTTGATATCGATAACGGGAGCGCCTAGACGGCGAAGAATGTATTCTTTGAACTGCTGACGGGTTGTAATAGCCATAGGCGGAACTCCAAGTGATTCTACCTATTTATATCTTGTAGCCGAATACTTCCTCAAAACTTTGGCTACGAATTCTATCAAGTGTCCTTGTCATATTGACAAAAAACTGATAGTTGCAGTCTCTTCGCTCTATAAGTTGCTTTCTAAGGGCGCGCAGTTCAGCAACATAAAGTGAGAAAAACTCGTCAGACATCTTCGAAATAGCATCATCTATTTCCAGAATAGCTTTAGCTCTTAGTTCGATACTTAGATTAGCATAGTCTAGAGACGCAGGAATTCGAGCGACATGAGCATTGAACTTAGTCAATTTGGCTTTCAAGTTTTCATAGTTTTTCATTTCAATAAAAAAATCTGCTAGAGAAGACACATCCAAAATACTATATGCTGTTATCGTAGAATGAATACTAGCAGTTATTGGTAATTCTAAAAACTTGAAGATATTGGATCTTACCGTTTTCCATTCTGTACCATATCTTTGATACTCAGCTGTTTTGCCTACGGCATCGATACTCATCTTCAAAGTAACATTCTTGAATTTGCTGAGCTTGTCAATAAAAACAGGATTGTATACACTACAATTGGTATAGATGCGTAGATCAATATTTTCGTTTCTTTTGTTGGCAATCAAATGGTCGAGCAAATCGTAGTAGCGTTTCATGAGCATTGGCTCACCACCAGTAAGATAGAGCGATTTCAATTCCAAAGAAACATCTAGTATTTCTTGCCAATTTTCTTCGCTCATATCTTTATTTGTATTTGGGCGATAGAAGCTTGACAATTCTGGATATTGCTCTATCTCTCGCTCAAGCTTTACACTATCAGTAGGATTGCACATTCTACAAGCAAAGTTGCATAGATTACTTTCGCGTAGTTCTAAGTGTTTTGTTGATTGCGCAGCTATAGCATTTTCATATGTAAAAACTTTTACGAAATGGTTTCTTATACTCTTCAAACCTTGTTTTTCTTTGATCCAGCAAGAGTTGCAGCGATCTGGCTTTTTGCCTTCGAGAAACTCTTGTTTTAGTGAAACTAGCCAATCACTTTCAAAATACTCTTTTGGTGACATAGGAAGAGTGTTCATGGTACAACATGGGCTTGCTGAGTCGCTATGATAATATAAACCTACCCAAGGAGCTGGACAAAAATTATTTGCTTGTTGCACGATAAACACCATCCCAATCTTTGCCTGGAGGGTTAGCTTCCAGTTCTTCAATTCGCTCAAGCATCATCTTGTAGTAATCGCGAAGCTCACCTTTGAATGCGCCTTCAAGATATAGGATATGCTGTTTAGCCAAATCCCAATCTTGGCGGCGATAGTAGCGTAAGAAATCTTCGTGTGTCTTTAGATATGCTCTATTGACACCTGTACCATCAACGATAGTAAAGATGCGAACGCCTTTTGTTTTACCCTTGACGGCGATACAATCTAGTTCCGCAAGCGCATATTCGTTGTCGAGCAGCTCTGCTGTTCGCTCACCAATAATCATCTTGACGTGATATGGTTTCGATTGTCCCTCTAAGCGCGAAGCCAAGTTGACACTATCGCCCAGACAGGTATAATCAAATCTTTGAACAGAGCCCATATTCCCAACGACAACATTACCAGAATTGACGCCAAGGCCCATACCAAAAGGAGGAACACCTTCAGATGCGATAGAAGCGTTGAAAGCGTCGAGATCGCCGAGCATTGCGAGAGCTGTGCGAACCGCGTTTTTAGCATGATCACGATCATCAAGAGGCGCATTCCAAAATGCCATCTGCGCATCCCCGATATATTTGTCGAGTGTTCCATTGTTTTGTAGTATCCTTGCTGTCATCGCTGTCATGTAGCGATTCATTATCTGAGTAAGACCTTGAACGTCAGATCCATAATGCTCACTAATAGCAGTGAAGCCGCGCACATCAGTAAACATAATTGAAAGTTCACGAGTCTCTCCTCCTAG